CCAACGAGCGCCTTGAGCAATGCGCCGTTGAAGGCATCGGCCAGCACACCATGAGCATCGACGCCGATGTCTACTGGGCTTGGGAAAAAACCGAACCCGGGTGCTGGGCCGACAAAGGTTGGCGCGATGACTTCAAAAAGCGCCACCCCGAGACCGCCGTCCACTACACCCCGCGCAAAACGACCGTCCTCGTCCCTTAGCATGCCAAGCCCAGCACCAGTTTATGCACGCCCAGGGCAGGCGCTCGGCCAGAACCTTATGCGCGAATCGCTGCCGTATCCAGAACGCACGGCGGACGAACTAGGGCTAACAGATTATTTTCGCGCCAACACTAATGTAGCCGGAATGGCGTGGGGTGGCGGCATGAACAATAGCCCTAAAGACGAGCCGCGCGTAGTGGTTGCCAATCCGTTCAATCCCTACATGGCTGACCCAAAGGCGTATCAAGGACTGCTCAAGCTAGAAGCGGCAAGGCACATAATGGACGAGCAAGGCTACTCGCCTCAATTCGCCATTACGCCCATGCAGCAGGAATGGCGCAAAAAAGAGTTTGGCAAGGACGCATCAAGCAAGCCCTACGCGGAAGATGACCTTGCGTTCAAGCAGTCAATTGTTTCGCGACTAATCGTCAACAGCGGAGAGGTGCCTGACCCCACTCCAGAACAGCGTGCGGCGGCCGAATACATCATGCAGCAACTTAGCAAGCGGAACGTAGCCAAATGATCAAAGCACCCGACCGCGACAAAATCTCCGAAATCCTCTCGGACATTGATGAAGCCGACGCCGATGGCAGCGGCTACGTCCAGCGCAAGCTCCGCAACTGGAACACCCGCTTCTGCATCTGGGCCGGCCAGACCGACGACGGCCGCAAACACCAAGAGGCTCTCGGTAAGCGCCCATTCCCATGGGACAAGTCCCTCGATTCGCGCGTGCGCATGGCCGACACCATCGTCCGCGATCACGTTGCCATGCTGACCAACGCCTTCTTCAAGGCGCGCGTCCAAGTCCAGCCCGTCGAGTCCATGGACATCGACAAACGCAGCGCCGCGGAAAGTGTGTTGAAATGGCTCCTCTTTCAGCACGTCCTTGATGATCTCCGCAGGGAAGTGCAGCTCGCCGCCAACTTCCGCGAGACCTACGGCCTCGCCGTCATGGCCGTTGATTGGATCAAGACCACGCGCACCGAGATCAAGAGCTTCTCCATGGAAGACGCCATGATGATGCTGCAGGAGTCGCAAGATCCAAACCTGCAAGCCCTCCTTGAAGTCGTCCTCGACCCCGAGCAAGAAGAACTTGCCGCCCAGCTCATGGGCGAAGTGATCCCAGAACTCGGCACCACCGCCAAAGTCCGCGCCTTCCGCGAAAAAGGCTTCGTCGAATGGGAGCGGCCCTACGTTTTTGAAAGCCGGCCCCAGTGGACCGCGCTTGAGCCATGGGAAGACATCATCTTCCCCGCCCAGACCTACTCATTACAGCGTGCCGCGTTCGTTGCCCGACGCGAGCTAATGACCGAACCGGAGTTGCGCGAGCGTGCCGCTGTTGAGGGTTGGGACGACAAATGGGTCGAGCAAGTCGTGGAGAAGAAAGGCGACATCCGCCGCATCTCGCTGAACCTCCACCGCAGCGACCAGTTCCTCTACGACCACCAGCGCGACATGATTGAGATCTGGCACGTCTACAGGAAAGAACACGACGACCGCACCAAGGCGATGCGCGTCACCCGCACGGTCCTTAGCTACCACGTCCCGGATCGCACCGCCATCCACGACATCCTACCCTACGCGCACGCGCTCTATCCCTTCGTCGAGCTGCCCCGCGAACGCGCCTCACGCCCCATCTTGGAGTCCCGCGGCGTGCCGGAAATCGTCCAGACCGCCCAGGAGGAAGTCAAAATCCAACGCGACATGCGAGGCGACCGCGCCAGCATCGTCACCTTGCCCCCGCTCAAAACCAGCGCCGCGCGCGGCAAGATGGATCTCATCCTCGGCCCCGGCGTGCAAATCCCTGAGCGCCGCCCCGGCGAGATCACTTGGATGAACCCGCCGCAGCCCGACGCCGGCAGCATCGAAGTCGAGATGTCCATCCGCAACGACGTGGACAACTACTTCGGACGAATCTCCGAGGCCGTCCCGCCGCAGCGCTACATGCTGCACACCCAAGAGCTGGTCGATTCGTGGCTGCTCGACATGAAGCTCTGCCTCGTCCAGACGCTCTCACTTTGTCAGCAGTATATGACGCCGGAAGAAGTTGCCCGCGTCACCGGAAACCCCAATCTCCCGCTCGTTGCCAGCCCCGCCGACATCCGCGGCCGCTTCGACGTGACCTGCGAGTTCGACGCCCGGCTGCTCGACTCCGAAGCACTGGGCGCCAAATTAGACTACCTCGCCAAAGTCCTAGTCCCCTTGGACAGCTTCGGCGTTATCGATCGAGTTGGCTTGGTCCAATACATGATGCAGGCAGTAGACCCCAATCTCGCCGGCATCCTCATCAAAGACATCGGCGCCGCGACGCAAATGGAGCAAGAAGACGAACAAACCGCCTTCGCCAAAATCGCCGCAGGCACCGAGCCGCCATTGAAGGAGGGCGGACAAAACGCGCAGGTAAGACTGCAAACCCTGCAGCAAATCATTCAGTCCAACCCCGCCGTCCAACAGCGGTATCAACAAGACGAAATCTTCCGAAGCATGATCGACGCAAGAGCACAAGCCTTCCAGTTCCAGCTCCAGCAGCAGCAAAACGCCGTCATCGGCCGCACCGGCGCCCAACCCGCGCTGCAAAAGCTCCAGCAAGACCAGCAACTCGGCATGACCGCCCAACCCGCCGCCTAACCCATGCACCCGAACGTCTCAGTCAGAAACATCGCCGGTCTCAACATCCCGCAGCACGACTATCTCTCGATCAGCTACTACGGCAGCACGAACAACATCCAGACTGTCACCTACAAAGAAGGCGGCGGCACCGGCCAAACAGTCGCCACGCTGACCTTCTCCTACACGACAAACCCGCCGACAACCGACGACGCGGACCTCGCTGCCGTCACCCGCTCTTAAATCTCCAATTTCTAATTTGTAATGCCTTGGACGTTTAACCCCTTCAGCGGCACGTTCGATCAAAAAGGATCGGGCGGCGGCGGCGGCTCTGCTTTCTTCAGCGGCGAAGTGGCAACCTATGCCGACCTCCCGCTCGACGGATCGGCGGCCCTCGATAGCCGCTGGCTCGTCCGCTCGAACTCCGGCACCTGGCCTTTCTCGTCCTACAAACAAGCCGGCGTGTATGTCCGCAAAGCCATCGTCGGCGCCAGCCGCGACAACGACTACCAGCTCACCGACACCAGCTTCCACGATGTCATGTCAGACGCCGCATTCCTCATCTACGACGACGGCGCCCCGACCCGCAGCATGCAAGTAGAAATCACCGACAACGAAACGCTCACCTTCAAAGTCACTGGCACCGACAGCGTCGTCCGCTCGGTAGCCTTTGCCCTCTCGGCCATCGTCCTCGCCGCCCTTATGGCCAGCTCGGCCATGGCGCAAAACATCGGCCTCGTCACCGACACCAACGGCAACGTCGTCACCCGCCGCACCAACACGCTCGTCTGGAGCAACAACCTCCGCTTCTCCCCGCTCACCAACGCCAACTCCCGCACCGCCATCATCGGCACCAACGGCGCGCTCACCGCCGGCAACCCGCCCAGCGCCGCCGCCGCCAATGGTGCGTTGCTCACCGCAGACGGCGCGGGCGGCTCGTCCTTCGTGGCAAGCAAGGTCGCCTTTGCCACCAAACCCACAAACACCTCGCGCAGCAACTGGACAAACAACACATGGCCGGACTCGTCGCAAAACCAAGACCCGCATCTATCCGTGACCCTGACTGCCGGAAAGGCGCATGAGGTCTCTTGGGCGCTCACATGGGCCGACACCGGCAACGTCAATTACCTCGTTTTCGGCCTGCCAACAACCAGCGGTCGCCGCGCTCACGGTGTAGCTATCAACGTGGGAGGATCACTCGTGGGCATTCAACAGAACGCCACCAATCAAAGCTACATAACGCCGTCAACCGTCATCGCCGGCGCAAATCTGACGTGGGTTTATTGGGGCAAACTTTACGTCCCCGCCGGAACCAGCAACACCACGGTTTTCATTGCTTGGTGGCCGACCAACAACACAACCAACGTCTCAACCCTCCTTTCCAATTCTTACCTTCGCGCCGTTCAACTCGATTAACCCATGAAACACCTCCTCATCATCTGCCTCGCCGCCGCCAGCGCCCACGCGCAACTCCTGCCTGTCACGCCCGCCGAACGCGCCCTCAGCGACATCGACCGCGCCGCCGCCGCCAGCCGCTACTACGGCGAACTCTACGCGCAAAGCCTCTCCACCCTGCACGCCAAAATTTTCGGCCTTGACGACACCACCCTCAAGTCCGTCCTTGAACGCCTCGGCGAAGCGCAAAGCGAACAACTCCTCACCCTTTACGTCAGCAGCGCCACCGGCATCAACCAGATCCTCGCCGCCGGAGGCAGCAGCGTCCGCGCCCCCGAAACCCGCACCCGCGACTGGGTCTGGTCCGGCGCCAGCGTGATCATCGCCCCGCGCCCTGATCCGGTTGTTTCAGAGCAATGAGGACTGTCACCTTACAGTCTATCCTCCTCCGCGCATGGCAGCGTGTCGGCAACGACGCCAGCTCCATCGACGCCATCCCATCCGGCGCAAGAACCATGATGGTCGCCGCCGCCAACGAACGCATCGCCGACTGCTGGGAGTGGGCCGATTGGCCAGAACTCATGCGCGTCGAAGAACGCACCGTCGAAGGCAACGACACGACCGGCTACTTCATCCCCTACGAGCAAACCGGCGAGACCGCCATGGGCGAAGTCTTCGCCGTCCTGCGCGACAACCCTGCAACCCACGTTGCACCCCGCCAGATTGGCTACACCATTCTCGGCGACAACGTGCGCTTCCCCAAAGACACCGACCTGCCAACTAGCGTCTGGGTCAACTTCCGCGTCCGCCCGACCGAATACAGCGCGAGCAACCTCTCCGCGACAGTTCCCGCCGTCATCGCAAAAGCAGTCGGCTACCTCCTGACCTCGGATCTTCTCACAGAAGACGGCCAGCTAGACAAAGCACTCGCCATGGAACAGATGGCCGAGTCCGAGCTGATTAGCCAGCGCGACAAATATTATTTCCAACAGGGCCAGCCCAGCATGTGGACGGCCCGCGTCAACCAATACTAAATTATGCACCCGAATACCCGCATCACCAACCGCACGTCCGGCAGCCAATTCATCGGCGACACCAACACCGTCACCGCTGACATCGTCTCCATCGACGTGATGACCGACACCAAGT